CATCATTTCCTCGTCTTTTTGTATGGCGGAGAGAAAGGGATTCGAACCCTCGCCGCCGAAGCCAAGCATATAGTAATTACTGATACTTTTTACGTTTGGTAGTAATTTAGTAGTAATTATTCCTCTTTGTCTTCGACCGGCTCTCCGAAAATCGGAGCCATGACGACCTGCTCTGCGTTGGCAGCGTCCGCCATGCCCTCACCGATGATGTAGGCGATGACAGAAGCCGCCGACATGATCACGCCTGAGATGGTCTCCACCGTCTCCCCGTCAACCTTGAACGCCATCAGCAGACCGCTGACCAGGCCGATCACAGCCAGCCAGAACTTTCTGCTTGTGAGTTTCCGTTTCCAGTCAATAGCCATCATTCTACCTCCTGAAAGATTTTGCTCACGCCGTCAAATTCCTTTTTGACCTCTTCGACGGATTCCGCCACCATGTTGTAGGCCGCTTCTTTCGTCACGACGATAAATACTTTCTTGTCCATGTTATTTCTCCTTCAAAAATTGGATTGCGGTCTTGATTTCCGCGATGTCTGTACTGATTTCCCCAAATCGTTCTGCGTAACCATTGTGTGTGTCCAGTTTCCGGTCCACGGCCTGCATCCACATTTCAAGCTTTGCGTCCCGTTTCGCATCCGCGATTTTCTGCTTGTTGGTCACTGCCCGATTATTAACCAGGCAGACGATGACTGCCACAAGCCCTGAGATGATCGAGGCAATAACGGTTGCCTGCGCCGGCGTAAGATTCTGCATCGGTGTCACCCCCGCTCCATAAGTTTGGCCCAGCTCATCGGGCCGACTGCTCCATCTGCGTCAAGCTGATGTTCCCGCTGGAACTGCTTGACCTTATCCGTCAGAAGGCTCCCCCAGATTCCATCAACCAACACGTTGTAGCCACGGCATTTAAGCAAAGCCTGAAGCAGCCACACCTCGGCCCAACCGGAACAATGCTCGTCAATCACGCGAGGAGGCCAAGTCTCAATCTTTTGTTCTTCTGTAGTTGACTCGGGTTCCGGTTTTACTTGACCCACAGTTGACTGCCCGCTGAGATCAAGCTCTTTCCTGATCCGCAGTGCAGCCTCATAACGAGCCTGAACATTGTTGACCGCTGGTCTTTCAAATTCACGGCACACTCGGTCTGTTGCGCTGTAGATGTCTGCCGTAGAACAAAGGAATTGATACAGATTCGGGAAATCTCTCTTCAGCTCGATAACTGCGTATTCTACCTGTAATCCAGCATCGTCAAGAGCTTTGCCAGACTTTTTCCAATGATCGTAATATCCAAGTTTCCGGCTGAAATAGGTAAGCTGATAAAACCCGAAGCCCCTTCCATCGTGCCCAAATTGATCTCTGGATATTTTCCCGGATGTAACATCAGCTACATATTGCTTGCTGCCTGTCCGGTATGGAGAGAAGTCACCTTGCACTCTGTTCGGCTCACAGTTACTTTCTGCTTGCCAGTTTCCGATAACGCCGATTGCCCCGGCTTCAGAAAGACCGTAACCTCGGAGTAGGTTGTAAATAGTCTGATGGTAACTCATTGTTTACCCTCCAACAGGTAATTAATCCAAACGTCTAAATCGTCTGCGCTCATGGTGCGTCTCCTCCGCTTGCCCCATAGAAAAAGATGATGACTGCCGATACGACGGCAATGTAAATCATGATCCGTACAAGTAGCATATCGGCATCCCTCCTGATTTTGTAGGTACGGTTTTGAGCTGTATTGATATGTTACGGAGCCGCGCAGTGCGGAATCGAACTCGCCCCACCGTCAAGCCCACCTTGGGCAACCACGCTTCCCTACCGCATATCACAGCCGCCCTTTGGCTGTTGCTGTCGAGACTCACTTTTATATACCGCTGGTGCTATTAAATCACTTGTTATTGCTCTCTGACTTTGGTATAATTTCTTTGAAAGAAGTGGTTGCATGACTTATCAGGAATTGCAAGAATGGAAGTCCCGAATGTACGCAAACACAACACCAGACTACTCTAATGCCGCAAACACGCAGGTTGCGGTTGACTACAATGAGTTTCAGAACTTAACCAAAGATCAGGACTCGCCCCGGAATTAACCGGGGCTTTTCTTTTGCATTAAATGACTTCAGGTTTTTGGCATTGGATACCACTCTGGCTTTGCACCGATTCCGATTTTTCCACAAACATCGCACTGGCGTACCAGCGTTGTGTTACCATGCCAATCAGTAAAAGTACCAATATCAGAAGCGGTACAGTGGTCACAAATCAGCTGTCTGATTCTCGGATGTCTCTTCAAAAACGGTATTACTTCCATTTTTCCCAACACCATCTTTCATCATCTCGTAGTTGTCAATACAATCGCCACACTCAAAAAACCTACTGCAAAAAGACATTGATGGGAAATTTCCATCTGGTGTCTTATATGGGCAAGTCATTTCTTTGCCTCCATCCTGAATTTTAAATCCAGACTGCCGGATGGACTTGAACCACCGACCTGAGAAACTGCTCTCGCCGACTGAGCTACGGCAGCCTGTGTCGCGGAGTGACCGGAAGGCCATTCTTGGCAGAAGCTCTCGTCCGCACTTCGCTTCATTTTGTCTCATACTTTTATCCCGCCTGAGCTGGCGGTTATCTAACGACTATCTCGTGATTTCGCACGATTTTCACGAGATAGTCGTTAGTGATTTAATTAGGCCTGTCAATTTTCGAGGCCCGAAAACCCCAGTATTTACTGGTCTTTTCAGCCCATGACCGAAAACCCATTTAAGTGACTAAGCGTTTTTACTCCTCGCTTGCTGGGATGATGGTGGGTGCGGTTTCAATGCACGATCTTGCGAGAGCAAGCCCGTCTGCAATTCCGCAGGCATAAACATCAAAGCCCAAAGATTCAATTTCCTTTTCAAGAACTGCGTCGAGCGCATCCGCATCTATCAACCGCATACTCATAGTTCCTCCTTGACAGTCATGATAGAATGTTGTCGAGGTGATGCCCTATGGCTGAGAAAGAATCCCAGCGAGGCCGTCCCCGTTTTGGATCGGCAAAGGAAGCCGGAGAGAAGTTTGTCAAATTCTCTTGCACTCTGCCGCCTGACGTTTATGCCCGGTTAGACAAATACTGTCAGGACGAAGAGCGTTCCAAAGCGTGGGCATTGAGTAAGGCCATCATCCCTTGGCTTGAGGAGAGGGGTTACTGAGGGTAGCCCCTCCCCTTCTTCATTTTATCACGTGCGGGGTTCTCTGTAAATAATTGGGTTCTCCGTAAACACTAAAGTAGGCCTTTAAGTGACGTTCAGTCTTTCAGTTCGACTACCAACCAGTACAGGCCGAATGTCATCAATGGGTATCCAATGCCGGGAAGCTCCTTATCTACAAGCATAAGGCCAAAAGTGGTGGCGATAGCGCCGACTGCTCTGATGATGTTTTTAATCGCAAAGCTATTCATCGTTCATCCTCCATTGAGTGACATCAAGATTCTGGCTCAGTGACCTCATTAACCGGCACAAGGATGATCTTGCCCTGTTCGTCACGCTCCACACGGTGAGTCACTTCGCCGCCAGCGGAAGCCAGCACCACCCATCCGTCAATCTTACCGGGAGAAAGTGCGGTGGAAGCTCTGCCTCCATCGTACCGGCAATATCTGAGCGTCATGTCATCAGGCTTGAGAATCGCATAAAGCACCGTCTGCCCCTTTGCCGTGGTCATGCCGTTGACCCACACACGGATGCCAGCGGATTCAAGTACCTCAAGACGCTTTTCCAGATCGGCAAGGATCGCCGCAACATCGATCTGCTTCTCATCCTTGGCGTACTCAGCCGCCATTGCAAGCAGTTCGGGAACGTCTGCCTCTTCCAGCTTGCCCATTGCGAACAGCTTGTAGATGCGCTCTTCCATGTCGGAGAGCTTGTAGTTGCCGGTCTTGATGATGGATTCAAGAAATTCTTTCATGGTGATTCCTCCTTATGAATTGAGAGCGTTGGCGATTGCCTGAGTGATCTTGTTGTCGATATAGAGCTTGGTGTCGGCACAATATTCGACTGAGGTGTCTCCGGTTGAAGACCAGATGTTGTTTGTGCCGTAGAGGGTATTAAGCTCTTGGCTTTCGACAGTGTACTCAATTGGATTTGCACGGTCAAAGCCAACTACGACCGGAGTCCCAGCCGCATACATTTCAGCGAGATATGCCTTAAACTGTTCAAGTGTTCCAAATCTATCATCTCTAATGCGCAATACCCCATTGACACCAGCTATAATCCATGTATAGTTGCTCTGGTCAGCTATATTTACAATAATTTCATACGGGTATGCGCTTGAGATTTTATCTTGCAGAGAAAGCCGTCCATATTTGTCGGGTACGAATGGAGCATACTGATATACTTTCCCAGTGTTTCCCTCTGGCATTTGTACCTTGGTAATGTCTTCCGTACCATCGAAAGCATGAACAAACTTCGTATCCATCAGCTTCCCGCTGATCACCTCATCTTCACCGCCGTAGATCGTCTCAGGGAACGTGACGGAGATTTGGTTGCCGGTGTAGGGATGGTACTCGGTGTCTGTTGCTGGGCAGTTGATGGAGATGTCATTAGCATAATCTCCGATGTACCAAGATGGCGGGACGAAAAAGGCCATCATTTCGGCTTTAGCCGGTGCTGTGAAAGCAATATTAACAGGGATGACAATTAATGAGATGAAATCCCCATTTGTGTCATAGAAGGTTATGCCGGTATTTCCAAGAGTGCCGCTTCGTGAACATGCAAAATAGTATGTTTTTCCACCATCTATGCGAAATTTGTGCTTTGAACGTACATAGGCAGGATATTGTGTAAATTCACCTTCGTCAATATATCCTCTATCCCACTCTTCGTCCCATATGTTTATGCCAGCTTGCTCAATCTCCGCTCCCGTCCACCCGCTGATCGGCCTAACATTATCGGGGGACGGATCGCCTGTTCCCTCTTGCACCGGCTCGATCTGAGCCACCAGCTTCTTCACGGGCATCCCATCCGCGCCATCGTCAAAGGAAGCGATAGCACCCGAAGCTGTCTCAAGGATGACGGGGGCTTTGGTGTCGAGGCCGGTGGTTTCGTCACTTAATTGTCGAGTTAACTCGCTAATGTCACTCGCGTTCTGAGTGATCTGGGCGGCGCTTGAAGACACGGAAGCGGCCGCTGTCTCCGCTGCATCCTGGGCATCCTCTGCCGCGCTCTGCGCTGTCTGTGCCGCAGTCACGGAGTTTGCCGCAGCCGTCGCCGATGCGCTCGCGTTCTGTTCGGATGTCGCTGCGTTCCCTGCGCTGCCTGCCGCTGCCGTTGCGGAATTGGCCGCATTCGTCTCGCTGGTTGCCGCTGCCGTTGCGGAATTTCCTGCATTGCGTGCGGATGTCGCTGCCGCCGCCTCTGACGCCGCAGCATTCTGGGCGCTCGTCGCGGCCGCGCTTTCGCTGCCCTGTGCCGCCGTTGCCGATTGCGCTGCGTCGGACGCGCTACCGGCTGCCTGCGTTGCCGATTCGGCCGCCTGGCCTGCAGAACTGGACGATGCATCTCTCGCCGTCTCCGCTCCTGCCTTTGCCTGCTCTGCCGCCGTCTGGGCATTCTGTGCGGCCGTTTTCGCTGTGTTCGCTGCTTCCGCGCTGGCGGCGGCGTTGCCCGCGCTTGTGGCTGCTTCTCCTGCCTTATTGCTTGCGGTGCCGGCGCTGGCCGCTGCTTCGTTTGCCTTGCCGCTCGCTGTGGCCGCGCTCTCCGCGCCCTCGGTCGCTGACGCCGCAGCCCGCTCCGCCCAGTACTTGGCATAGTTCTGGTAGGCCGGGTCCGTCTCCGGGATTGCCTCCCCGTCCCTGGTGCCGACTGCCCACGCTTCGGAGTCGTCCGCGTTCTCTTCCGCCGCGATCACCGCGTTATTTGCCGTCGTGATCGCTTCCTGCACCGCATTCTGGAGCTGGGCAGCCCAGCTTGGTGTCGTGCCCGTCTGGCCCGCGTCCTCTGAGATTGCGCCGTCCTCGATGCGTCCTACCACGCCCCAGATCGTCGGGCGGATGGTGGTCCCGTGCCCGTCGTTTCCGTACACGCCGACCTGCAGCATGCCGCCTGCCTCGGCCAGGACCTCCGGCGGAACCGTGCACTCATTGTTCAGGACGATCTTCTCGACCTCTTCACCGCTGCCCTTGAAGATCGCGGTCTTGGCCAAACCGGCCCAGTCATCGGAAAAGAGGAATGCCGCCACGATCCCTTCCGCACCCACCGTTACCGGGGAAAGCGGGATCGCCTGCACTCCTCTGTTGTTTACCGTTACACGAATCATGATGTTATCACCTCGCTATAATAATAAGGATCAGAGGCGGGAAACCGAATCCCCGCCTCTTTGAAATTTTACGGATGTTTTGCCGCCCACCAGCTCAGGTCGTGGCTCCATCCCTGTGCCGCCCATACCGCGACAGCAGCGTCCCAGCTCATGGTCCCGTTCTGGACCGCTGTCCTCAGGGCGTAGCCCAGCTCATCCTGCTTCAGGCTCTTGTTGCCGTCCGCATCTGCCGCCTGCAGCATCTTCGTGTACTCTGTCAGGCTCATGGTCGCCGGCTTCGCATTGTAGGTCGCTTCGCGTTTCGGCCCGCCGTAGATCGGGGCCACCGTCTTAAAGTCGTCCCATCCTTCGATCTGCCCGCTCGGCTGCGAGCTTTTCTTCGCCGCCGTAGAGCTTGTCGTGCCGGTGCTCTTCGTCGTGCTGGTACTCTTCGTCGTGCTCGTCGTCGTGCTCGTCGGCTCCGTCCCGCGCCACTTGTCGAAGGTTTTGCTCTTCTCACTGTGCCACTGGGACTTCCACAGCGCCTGGGCCTGCTCTTCCGTGATCTCATTGGCCGCCAGCGCATTCACCAGCCAGGCCCCGAGTTCGTCCTGCGTCGGCTTCGTCGTTCCGTTTACATCGGCCTGCGACATAATGCTCTTGTACCGGTTCTTTGTAATGCCGGTCGGTTCTACGTACTCCTGCCAGCCTGCGACACTGTCATCGCTCAACTGGTTTCCGTCATAGGTCCGAATCTTCCAGTCATCGTTCCGGCCGTTCATGATGGTGTTCCAGATCGCCGTGACATCCCTCGTGAGGTTTGCCGCAGCCACGCCGGACAGCTGGCTTGCCGCCTGCAGTGTCTTGTAGATCTTGCCCCACGGCGTCATCTTCCCGTAGTAAGTGACCTTCGTCGGTTTGTCCAGCTTCCAGCTTTCCGGCAGGAACTCCAGGTTCAGCCGCGCCGTCTCTGCCCAGATGTTGATAGCATTCAGGATGTTGTTGAACGCCGTCATGGACATGTCGCCGCCGGAATACCCTTGCAGGGTGCTGATGAAGTTTTTCAGATACGGAACCTTCCCGATGATCGTCAGGTCCTGCGCCAGGTTGCCCTGCATCAGATTCTCTTCACCGAGCAGCGCCTGAAGCACCTTATCCCAGTACTCTTCATCGTCGTCATCTCTGGCCGCATCCGCGATGGATTCCACGATAGCCGAGAACACTGCGCTTGCCGCATAGACCGCAAACGCTTTCCCGATCTTTCGCCCGTTCTTCTGCCATGCCACACCGCGCCCGGCCTTCCTTTCGTCCGTCCGGAACTGGCTGTAGGCATCCAGCAGGATATTATAGCTCAGCGTGGGTTCTGCCATGAACGCGGCGTTCATCTTGGTCCACATGGTCTTCCCTCGCATGATCTCCGACCTCGTGAGCGTGGAGTCCATGACCTGGGACGCATACACCGTTTCCCGGAACAGGTCCGCCGTCCGGTCCATCAGCGCCTGCCCGCGCAGGTTGCTGTTCTCGCCCTTCGCCTGCCGTTTGCACGCGGTCCAGAGCATCGACCAGGTCAGCTGGTCTCCCAGCTCCGCTGCCTTCATGGACGCCTCCGCGACCTTGTCCTTCCAGGTGTCGTCATGTTGGATCTGCCCGCGCATGCCTCTGGCAATGTCCGTGTCGTAGTAGCCAAGGCTCTTCCACACCGCGGTGCCGGAGTACTTGACCGCTTCCTGATACGCCGCCCTGCTCGGGACAATGCCCACCATGTACTGCGGCTTCAGCACCG